GACTAGGCATTACGCCGCCTTCTTGTTCGGTAGTTTCTTAACATTCTTTGCCTCTAACTCTTTAATCTTAGCTTCTAGTTCTTCAAACTTCTTGTTAACTTGATCTACTATTTGAGTTAGTTCTGTGCGTGTTACAACCATAGATTATCCTCTTATTACTCAGGTTTAGGGTTTGCGTCTTTAACTGCTTGGATGCGAGCCTTCCATGCGTCAAAGTTATGGAACATCTCGTCAAGTTGGTCAGACCAATCGCCGTATGCCTCTTGGCGATTTCGCAGCCACGCTGTAGCGTCAGCTTCGGCTTGTGCTGCCTCGCCTTCTGCAATGCGCTGATTGTTTTCTTCTTCCGTTAATTCGATGGTTTCGCCATCTACTAACTTAAATACACCTGTGCTCATGTTTTTCTCCTATGAGTTTGCCAAGCCGTAAAGTGTGAAAGTGCCGCCAGTGACGTTAGCACTGCCATCTTGAAATATTCTAATTCCAACAATAGCTGCATTACCATTAACAGTCATATTTCCGGCTGAATGGCAAAAAAGCATACCGCTTCCATCTTGCTTATTCACAAAGTTACTTTCTATTGTTGAAGACCCAGATCCAAAACGAATTTCGCCGTTGAAGGGAACGTTGTTGTCAACGTTGTCTGCGATAGGAATTGAGCCGCTAGAGTTTGAAAACGTAATGTATACAGAAGAATTACCGTTTCCCGAATAACCGTTAGGTTTATACTGAAAATAGCGGTAACCAGATGTTAAAAAATTATTTGAGGCTCCAACGCCGCTACGCGCAAGCCGCATACCAATTTGTTTATTGCTTTGACTGAAAGTAACATCATTTGCTATTAAAACGTAATTCTTGTAACCAGTTATCCCACTTGTAAAGTCGACACTTGAAACCGCACTAGTCACTGTTTGACTAGAAATTACATTCCAAGCGCCGCCGCCTCCAGCAGCATCCACAAACGACAACGTGCCGCTACCGTTAGTTTTCAGCAGTTGCCCATTAGTGCCGTCTGTCACATTCAGTTGATCTAAACCTACGGCGTTATCAGCGATCAGGCTTGATGTTACTTTTTGAATTGCCATCTATTTGCTCCTAAGAATTTGACAGGCCGTAGAGAGTGAAAGTGCCGCCGCTATAGGTGCCTCCCGCCATAGCATCAACTTTGAATGCGTTGAAAGACGCTAAACCACCACTGCCATGCGTCCTCGCATAAGTTTCGTTAACGCCAATGTCGTTTGCATTCCAACCCCAACTCGACAGAAGACGGCTATGAGTGTAGGTAAAAGACGAATCGTTCAATCCAAAGATAGTCACTTCGACGTGGTGCTTTTCGTCATTGTTAAATTCGTTAAAACTGTACATCAAAGGCAACTTGTTGCTTTGGTAAAAGTCGTTGTTGAATGTTTGAGATGTAGAGCCTGAGTTATATCTCAGCGCGATAGATGAAATATTAAAAGTTGCGAAATTAGAGCCATTGTCTGATGACAATTGGATTTGATCCGCTGTGCCGCTCGATGAGTGGTTTATGTCAGTCATAATCAATTTATAAACTTTGTAGCCTGTCACACCTGTGAAGGTTACGCTCGATACTGATGAAGAGATTGTTTGGCTTGAAATCACATTCCAAACTCCTCCACCGCCGCCGGAATCAACCCAGTCCAAATTGCCTGAACCATCAGTCTTCAACACTTGGTCAGCACTCCCATCAGTATTCGGCAGCGTCAGCGTATAGCTTGCTGCTGCGCTGTGAGGAGGGCCCTTTATCGTGATCCCGTGAGAGTTGTTTTCACAGTTGAGTTTGAACTGGCCCGCACCCCTTGTTGCATTACCTTTGAAGGTGACAACACCAGAGCCATGTGGGTCTAAATCAATAGCGCCATTGCTAGCCGTGACAATATCGTAACCGCTGACATCGAGGTTGCCTCCAAGCGTTAGGCTGCTGGGCGTAGTCAAAGCACCTGACAATTTTGCAGAAGTTACGCTCGCGTCACTAGGAACACCGGCAGCAACAGACGCACCAACGATTGCCTCGACGGAAGTGCCGTTAGGCGGCGCTGTGCTGAACGTCAAAGTTGTTCCTGACACGCTGTATGTAGACTTGGGCTGGTAAACGCCGTCAATGTAAACCTGCGTGTTGTTCTCTGAACCGGGATTAGCAGACAAAGTTAGCGTTGTATCGCTACCATCACCTGTCATCGTGCTTACGCCAAATGTAGAAGAACCTCCAGAAGCATCCTCCCACGCAATACCTGAACCAGTTGAGGTGAGCACTTGCCCATCAGAACCTTGTGACCCACCAACAGTTAAGTTGGTCAGTGCCACAGTGCCAGCGCCTACAATGCCATTGCCAGTTAAATCAAGATTATCTCCTGATGCCAGTTCTTTTATTGCAGCCGTCCCTGAACTGTCAACAATTAGAGGAAATCTATTAGCCATGTTAAAATCCTATAGTGTAGTTTTGTGTTCTACCAGTAACAATAAAGAATGTTCCTGACGCATTTAATGTAAGCTGTCCTGATCTAGCCGTAATGCTAAGTAAAGACGTACCACTAACTAATGATGATCCTGCTCTATTAAATACTGCTGTTATCTCACTAGTTAATGTTCTTCCATAAACGGATATTTTAGTAGTCGCACCAGCACCATCTGCTCCGGCTGGCCCTGCTGGCCCTTGTATACCTTGTGGCCCTTGTATACCTTGGGGGCCTTGGGCACCCGTGGCACCGTCGTTTCCATCCTGACCGTTATTTCCGGCTGGCCCCTGTGGGCCGGTGGCTCCCTGTATACCTTGTGGCCCTTGTGCGCCGTCATTTCCATTCTGTCCTGCGGGGCCTTGCGGGCCTGTAGCCCCAGCAGGGCCTTGAGACCCAGTTGGGCCTGCAACAGTTGAGTCAGCGCCGTCAGCACCCGCAGCACCTTGGGGGCCTGTGGCTCCTTGGATTCCTTGGGGGCCTTGAGCGCCAGTCTCGCCCTGCGGCCCTTGTGGCCCTGTCTCGCCTTGTTCGCCTCGTCCTCCACCACTAGAGTAGACAACTGAACTACCTTTAGTTCCACTAGCTGCGCCTAACTCGTCTAATGATCCTGCATCAATAGTAGAGCCATCCGTCATGGTGCATACTAAATGACCATCTATGTCTATCTCTACGGAGGATATGCCTAAACCTTTAGGGCCAGCTTCACCGTCCTTACCGTCTGTACCGTCCTTTCCGTCCTTACCGTCCCTACCGGGAACACCGTCTTTACCGGGAATACCCTGTGGCCCCTGTGCCCCCTGTGGCCCTTGAGCACCTGTGTCTCCTTTAGGGCCAATCTGCTTTGTTATAGCATTGATCTTAGACTCTAAGGAGTCATAGATTGCTGCTAACTTTAGATCAGGATTAATCATTAAGATAGTCTGTTAAGAAGCTGCTGCTCTGCTTGAGCACTCTGCTCTTGTTGCTTACCTTGGGTTTTTAATGTTTTCTCTTTTAAGTCTATATCCTTCTCTTTTAAAGCTATGTCTGCAATCTTCAGCCTACGCTCAAACTCTTTATCGTCAGCAGTACCTGCCTTCAGATTATTAGTGGCAGCTTTAATCTTATCAATCTCAAGCTCATCAGGTAGCAACTGAGTTTCCGTAGAAATCTTCTGCGCTCTAGCACTAGACTCCTGTGCTTGACCGTTAAGTGCTGCTGTCTGTGACTGCTGGAAGGCCATCTGTGCCTGTTGTACAGCTTGCTGCATCTGTTGTTGCTCTTCAGTAGGTTGTGATGCCTGCTCTGCCTGAGCCAACTTAGCCATCAGTTCTTCACGGTTAGACAGGTTCATGTTGTCAATGATTGACTGAATCAACGTGTTGTACAGTGGAGACTCTTGAGACATTGTCTGTAGTAGTTGTACAAGCTGTGTTACTTCGTACTCACGAGCAATGATGCCTAGAGTAGACGTAGTGTTAAACTTGTAGTCTTTGACAGGATAGTTCTCTGGGTCAAACTGCATGTAACGACAAGCAGCCATCTTAACGAAAGGAATCAGAAAGGACTGTTGGAAGTTAATCAAGGTACGCTTGTGACGCTTGATGATTGCACCAAGGGACATACTAATACCAGCAGCCGTAGCGTCACCATTGATACTGCCGGGGATACCAGCAGAGTCAATAGCACCTGTAGACATCTGAACCATCTTTTGTAGTTCTGCTGCCTGTGCAAATGTAATCTGACTTACCTGACCAAAGTTAAACGGGTTGATGACAGACTTAGGGTCGCCGTTGGTCAACAAGATCTTACCGGGGCGCACTTCTGGACGAGAGCCTCTAGGGAGCCGTGTAGCGTCCATAGCCATCATTGGATGCACAGTTAGTGCTAGAGCATCAATACGTGCCCGAAGCTCTGTGTCAAGCGCCTTCTGGCTGTTGTAACCCTTCTCACACACACCACGTCCCCAGAACCTACCGGGAACTACATCCCAAGGAAAGGCTACTACAGGACGATCCTGCATCATGTATGGGTTAGCTTCTGCTTTTAGTAGGATGCCTCCATTAGCCACAACCACAATAGCTTCGACGTAATAGCTGGCATCTTCATCTTCTTCTGTTTCCTCTACTTCAATATCAGCAATGTCTTCGTCTTCATCAAGCATTGCTTCTTTTTCGCCTACCTCTAGCAAGTAACGAGGCACAAGTCCATAGTATTTCGTTAGGCGTACTTTGTCTTCGTCGTAACTTGTTAGGTCTTGGTCTGGCTCAAGGTCGTAGTCACTAGCCGCCTGACCTACGTACACGCTCCTGTAGACACCTTCTTCCTGTAGCTGTTGTACCTTGTGTCGTGGCACAAACTCATCTACAGCAACACCTATAGCGTCCTCAATAGATGTTGCTACTGGGTCAATCAGGAAGTTCTGTGGTAGTACAGGGCGTAGCTTAACTACTGTACGGTCTGTGACGTTAACACCTACTGCCTGTAGCTGTCCGTCCATGATGGGCTGTGTAGCAGGAGCCATCTCTTTGACTTCCTCTAGCACTACTTCAGCTACACCAGTACCAAATACAGCACTGTTGATGAGACATTCACCTACTTGCTTGCGTATTTGAGTCTTCTCAAAGTCCTCATGCAGCTTACTACGTAGATACACAACGTCCTGAGACTCTGCGTCACCCATATCGTCGGTAATGTCAAAATACTTACCACGACCAAAGGTTGCTTCCTCAATCTCTGCTACACTGGACTCTACAGCCTGCTGTAATGCAGGTGAAATGATACGTGAACGCTCACTTTTGCGCTCCATGTCCTCTGCTGCCCAGATTCCACGCCACAAACGGTAGAATTCTTCAAATCTTTCTGCATAATTGGACTCATAGTGGTCTCTCCACGAGTCACACTTAGCCATTACCCAGTTTTCTAGGTGTTCGTCACTCGACAGAACGTCATTGTCACCATAATCCATTACCGGCCCCTTCGTAATTTTCTATTTCGGGCTGTTTTGGCTGCTTGCTTGAACGATTTAGCGGTAGGAGCGCCTTTACTACCGGCTTTACGCATCGTTTCACCGCTACCGGCCTTGATTCGCTTACGTTTGGCATGAATGTTACTGTATAGTCCTTTCTTGGGCATGTTAATATCCTGTTACTGCGTCTAAGACCTCAAGATCATCAATCTCAAAGTCATAATTGTAGGCTACCTTAGCCAGTTGGTCTGTGTACGCAAAGGCATCCACAAGGTCATCGTGTGTTAACGGGTCAGGGAACTGGAATAACTGATCCATGAATCTACTATTCCACTCACCTTGCCCTAGAGTAATCTGACCATTCTCAAATCTACCCTGTAGCGCCCACATAATTCTGTCTGTTTTCTTTCTGTTGCCGTGTGTTAGTTCTTCTACAACAAAGAATCTACCACGCTGCTTCATTAAGTCCATTAGGGGAGACATAACAGCTTGCTTAGAGATACCACGCTCAATACCTACACTGATAGGTCTGTAGTCTCTAACAGCCTCAAAGATCTTCCTAGCTGTCTCCGCTAAGTCCCACCTACCGTATATGATGTTCTCTAGGTGCCAGCCATTCTCATTTACTTTAACAACAGCAATAGCTGATTCATCCAGCTTAGAGTTTTTAGTTCTTTTTTTACTTACGTCCTCAAAGCCAGCTAAGTCAATGCTTATGTAGTAGTCACCTATCTCTGGTGTCTCACCAAACTTAACCCACTCCTCCTTAAACATCTCTGAGCCTCTAGCTTCAAATGATGCCATAAACTCTTGACGGAATGCGTAGGATGACATAGACTTCTTAGCTAGGTCAATCTCGTCTGGGTCTAACAACTCATTGTCATAACTTGTGAAGTGCCATGCAGTATAGGACTCATCGTCCTCTAGCTCTGCGTACTTGTACAGGTCGTAGAAGTGATTACGACCCATAGGTGTACCAATGAACAATGCAGCACCCTTCTGGTCAGCCAAGGCAGGTCTAAGGATCTGCTC